AATAAAATGGTATTTCAGGCAGAGTTAAACCAACCGGACAGTGCATTCGTAATCGCGAAACTCATCGTAAAAAATGGCCAAAAGATGAGTCAACTATAATCACGCTGGGAAAGTATTACGAACTTAAAGGCGATTCAGCATCGGCGTATCAGTGTTACAAGAATGCATTATCAGATATTGAACTGGTACTAAAGTCAACAACAGACAGTAATAAAGAAATGTTTTTCCAAATCGAAAAGGCAAAAGCGCTTATGTTATTAAACCAACCACAGCAAGCAGACAATATTTTGAAGAGCGTTATGGTCCACGAAAGTAATCAAACCGTGAAAACATATTTAAACCGGTTAATGATAATGGGTAGGCCTTATCTGCTACAACAGAAACCCGCACCAAAATTTATTTAAATCGCAACAAACAATTGACCGGATAAAAAATATTTTTCATCATGTCGATATTCACCTGTAACAATCCGCGCATCAACCCATCTAAATGATAAACTCCGTTTATCATGAACTGGAAATCCCCTTTCAAAAAGAAATCAGACAAGCCAAAAGTTAAAAAAACCAAACTTCGCGAGTGGGTAGACGCTGTAGTTTTCGCAGTCGTGGTCGCTACGATTATCAGGGGTTTATTATTTTCAGCTTATGCAATTCCTTCAGGCTCAATGGAAGGAACTGAACTCACCGGCGATTACCTTTTTGTAAGCAAATGCAGCTATGGGGCGCGCATGCCCATAACCTTGCTCTCCATACCCTTTACCGAGCCAAAAATGTTTGGTGTAAATACTTACTCGGATGTTATTCAGCTTCCTTATCTCCGCTTGCCGGGCTTTACCAGCATCAAAAAATACGATGTAGTTGTTTTTAACAAACCGGCTGATGCTGATTTTGGAGTTCCGGTTGACCAGCGTACTACTTTGATCAAACGATGCCAGGCAACACCAGGCGATATTTTAACGATCAAAAACGGCCAGGTATATATTAACGGAAAAGCGTCCTGGAACGCACCCAAAGCCCAAACATCCTACGCAGTAGTTACCGATGGCACGGATATAAATCCGCAAGCGCTGGAAGACTTGCACATGGAGATCCGACAGCCACTGGGCGCCAATACGATGGAGGTAGTAATGCCGGCGCAAAGCATCGCAACGCTAAAATCTTTTTCAAACGTAAAAAGCGTTACGCCGTATATTCAACCTGCCGGGGTTTTGGATACCGCAATGTTTCCGCACGATTCGCACTTTAAATGGAACATAGACAATTTCGGCCCCATCCAAATGCCAAAAAAAGGCTGGACGGTAAAACTTAATGATTCCACCCTTGCCCTTTACCGGCGTGCCATAGAAGTGTATGAACACAATAAAGTAGAAACCACTGCCGGTGGTATCCTTATAAACGGTAAAAAAGCAGACACTTATACCTTCAAAATGGATTACTATTGGATGATGGGCGATAACCGGCACGATTCGCTTGATTGCCGCTATTGGGGCTATGTGCCCGAAGATCACATCATAGGCAAAGCCGTGATGAACTTTTTCAGTACAGATTCAACAAAAGATATTTTTCACAAAGTACGTTGGGACAGGGTTTTGAGGCCAATCAATTGAGTACTGACAAAACACTGTCACCATTTTTATAAAACATTCTCCCGACCTTTGTTATAATCAGTCATTGCGAATGGCAATCGGTAAAACCACAAAAAACAATCCTGACAAAACACTGTCACCATTGCTTTAAATTTTTCTCCCGACCTTTGTTATAACTGGTCACACCAAATAAAAATCGGTGTAATCACAAATCAATCGGTGAAATCACAAAATAATAGTACTGACAAAACAGTGTCACCATTACTTTAAAAACTTCTTCCGATCTTTGTTAAATGCAATAAACCAACTCACAAATTATGCCATTAAGCATATTAAACATAATTATCCGGATCGAACGACAATCGGTGAAACCGAGCGTAGCGATCTCATGAACACCGCTAAAAAACAACCACTGATGAATAATCAAAAAAGTAATCGGTGAAATCCAAAAAAATAACTATGAGCTACAAAATATATCTATACGACACCGATACCGATTGCATCGGCTCCGGCAGTTTATCATCATCCTATGTTCAATTGCAGTTGGAAGCCGCGGCTGGAGAGGATGTGGAGGTACACATCAGTTCTGTCGGCGGCAGCGCATTTGACGCCATCGCCATTTATGATTTGCTTAAAAAGTACGCCGGCAATGTCACTACTTATATTGATGCACTGGCCGCTTCGGCTGCATCGATCGTTGCAATGGGCGGCAAATCAGTAGTGATGAGTAAATACGCGCTGCTGATGATCCATAAACCGATGGTTGGTACCGGCGGCAATGCAGACGAGTTATTAAAAGATGTGCAAATGCTGAACACCGTACAGGCACGCCTTGCACAAATATATATGGACAAAACCGGGTTGGACGGGGTTACCGTTAACAGTTTGATCAACTCCGTCACCTGGTTATCCGCAGACCAGGCGCTCGACCTCGGCTTTATCGACCAGGTGGAAGATTACAGCGCCGAGATCACAAACAAATCCATCATCCAAAATTACGTGAGCAGCGCACCTGTATTTTACAAACGCTATATCAACAAGATCTTAACCAATAAAAGCAACATGAACACTGAAAACAAAGAACTTATCGAAAGAACCACGTCGGTTTTGGATAAGATCATGAACTTCTTTAAGAAAGTCGTGAACAAGCAAACAATTACCGACAAGGGCATCCTGCACCATGCAGGCGAACTGGATGAAGGCACCAAAGTTTACAACGATGAAGACATGAGCAGCCCGGCGGCCAGCGATTGTTACACCACCGCCAGCGGCAGTAAAATTGCTGTAGAGGGCGGCAAAGTGCAACAAGTTACCCCGCCGGCTGATCCTGATGCTGAACCCGACACCGACCCGGATGCCTATGACGACGACGACACTATGCCTTCGGACAAATTCAAATCAAAAAAACCATTGGACATCCAAAACAGGCTGCAGCACATCAAAGCTAAACTGCATGCGCAAAATGCATTGCTGGCCGAAGCCCGCGAAGCACTGGAAGTTGCAAGCCTCCGCCTGAAGAAAACCCGCGAAGAGGTAAAAAACGAGATCAAATCCGATTTTACCCCCGAAGGATCAAAACGCAGCGCAAAAGCAAAATCCGAACCTATTCCCTTCTTCGCCCCGCAAACACCACTGGCGCAAAACGCGGTACGGAGGGCAGTTGCGAAATAAGTGTCAGTAAATAGTAGCAGTGGCAGTATTACAAATTGCTAAATCTTAACTGCTACTGCCACTCACCACTGCCACTAAACCAATCAAATAAATTAAACCAAAAAACACAAATGGCTCAATTCACCTTTACCAACAATACCTATGCCGGCGAAGCGCTGGCCGGGTTTATGGCCAGCACGCTTTTGGAAGCCGATTCCGTTAAGCGTGGATTACTGACCGTTATTAATGACGTAAAATCGCGCAAGATCATCCTGGATGTGGACGACGACGTGGTTTTGCAAGACCCTTCGGGCATATTCAACGACCAGGGCACCACCGCACTCCAAAACGAAAGCTACCTGGACCCCGTAGTTTACGAATTTATGAAGCAGGAACAATGGGACAAGCTCATCCAGTCATGGGAGGCGCAAAGCCTTAAACCCGGCGCGTTCCTGGATTATGAAGGCGTGGTCGACCTGTCTGACTTTATGGTGCAGCGTTATTTAACCAAAATCCAGATCGCCAACGAACGCCTTTACTGGCTGGGCAAGGGCTCAACCAAAGAAGCGACCTTTACCGCCGCTTTTACCGGCTTATTGCCCAGCATTGCAGCGGCATCAGGCGTTTTTAAAGTGAACCTGGAGAAGCCGGCTACTTCAATGTCTGCTACAGCGATCGACGGCACAGGCACTGTGACTGTCAGCGATACATCAACCCTTTCCGATGGCGACGTGGTGACCATAACCGCAGTTACCGGCAGCAGCCTGGATACCACCAATGGCACGCCCGGCGTTGCTATCCAGGGGCAATCGTACTTTATCCAGATCGTAAACGCGACCTCGTTCAAATTGGTGCGCAACTATAACGACATCAACAGCCGCCTGGCTGCAACATTCAGCGGTACCGCAACGGCCGCCACCATCAGCTATATCAATGTCACCAATGTATTGTCGGTTTTAGGCAGCGTTTACGCCCAGCTTGATCCTGCCGACCGTATCCAGGATGATTTTAACCTGCAGATTCCGCTGCACATCGGCTACGCTTACGCCCAGGCACAGGCCAACAAAGCGCTCAACGTTATCAACGCCTTTACCGATGTAAAAAAGATGGATTATTTAGGTTTGCCGCTCCAGATCATGAACCACTGGCAGGCCAACACCATCCTTGGAGCGCGCTCGTCAAACCTTTTCCTTGGTGTGGATCTTTTAGGCGACGCTTCCGAACTTTCAACCGTTTACATGAAACCCTACACCAACGATAACGTTGTCCGCATGAAAGCCCGCATGAAAGCCGCAGTGAACTTCAAGTTTGCTAATGAGCTTTTCTACCTGTCAGCTTAGGCAGGGATTGAGTTATTGAATTTTGAATATTGATTGTTCGCAACCTTTTCAAAAACTAAAGTGATCATCAACCACGAATTCTTTGACTCAACAATTCAATTACTCAAAACTCAATAATTCGCTAACTCAATAACTAATCCCATGTCCATCTACAATAAAATAAACGCAGGCTTCAGTTTAGGTACTGACGCGCCTGTAACCGCCGGCATCGAGGATGTGATCTACATCTTTAACCAGGATGATATCACCCTCACTTTTGATACCACCAACCCGCTTATCGTCACCGGCTTAAGTGCTGCCACCGGTACTAACATCTACAAATTTGAGGGTACCAACAACAGCTTTAACACCTCTTCAAAACTGGCCAAAACATCCGTCGGGCCGCGCTATACCGAGGAGATCGACTTTAACATCGCCGGCATTTCGGTCGACATCAAAACACAGCTGATGGCCATGGGTTACGGCCGGGTATGCGCCATCGCCGTAAATAATTTCAACTCCAGCGATTCCGCCATCGAATTATTCGGCGCGGTAAACGGCTTGATCCTAACGGATGCCGAACGCAGTGCAGCTGACGAAACAGTCGACGGCGGCTACAAGCTAAAACTCACTAATCCCGACAAATTAAGGGAGCCTTACCCACCCCGCGCAGTATCCATCCCTCCCACCACCGGCAGCGCCACCTATGCCAGTACCATCGCAGCAATAGAGGCTTTGGTGGCATCTTAGGACTGTGGTCCATAGTCGATAGTCCATAGTCCATGGTAGGAAAATAGCATAAACTGCCATGGACTATCCCAAGTAATAAATCGGTGAAATCAAAACAAATCGGTGTAATCCCAGAAAATAATGAAAACATACCTGCCACAAATTGAGCGGCGCATATTTGTAAGGCCGAACCAAACCTTCGGCATACTCAACTACGACCTCGACAATGCCTATCCACAGCGCATGCTGGAGCTGGTTGCCGGTTCGCCTATCGCCAAAGATTGCTGGAACAAACGGGCAAAATTTATTGGCGGCAATGGCTTTGAACAGCCCGATCTTGGTAAACAGCCGGTTAATGCCAAAGGGTTAACAGTGGCCAAACTGTTGAAAGCAGTTGCAACCGATAAGGCATTGTTCACCGGTTTTGGCATCCATGTAAATTATAACGCCAATTACAGGATCGCATCGGTAAATTATATAAAGTTTGAGGATATCCGGATGGGCGATACCGACGACCCGACCACCGCCGGTAAATTCGCCCTCTATTCCGACTGGGGCCGCAAGACCTGGAAAAACATCATGCGCAGTAAGATCACTTTCCTGGAGGCTTACGACCCCAACCCTCAAACTATCAAAAACCAGGTGCTGGCAGCCGGCGGCTGGGATAAATACAAAGGGCAGTTGTTTTACTTTAATCCCGAAGTGGATGATTACCCGCTGATCGAAGCCGACAGCGTTTGGGAAGATTTTGAAACCGAAGCCGGTATAAAGATTTTTAATAACCGCGAAGTTACCACCGGTTTCCTGCCATCCACCATGCTGTTTATGCAATCGCGGCGTGAAGAGGCGGACAACAGCCGGCCCGATGATGCCGATCTGCCTTATGCCAACATGCCTTCGCAGTTGGAAAAGGATCTCGGCTCGTTCCAGGGCGCTAAAAGCGCGCAAAAGATCATCGTGATCGAATATGAAGATGAAAACTCCAGGCCCGAGTTTAAACCCTACTCCATCCAAAACAACGACAAGCTATTTGAAACTACGGAAAAATCGGTGGAAGCACGCATCATAAAAGGCTTCTCCGTCCCGAAGGACCTGATCAACCCGGAAAATGCCTCAGGTCTCAGCAACGGCGGCGAAAAAAAGGAAGCTATCCGCGAATTCAATGATAATACCGCACCCGACCGGCTGGAACTATCTGAAACTTTCGCCGAAATATTCAGCAACTTTTATACCGACATCAATCCTGCAGGCAACTGGAATATTTTACAAGTGCCGGCTACTATCGCCGATGACATTGCCGGAATAAAGGCCGGCGTCAGCATCAATCAGTTGCTCCTGGCGCCCATCCCGGCTGAAAATAAAATAGCAACCTTAATTTACGCCTACGGCTTTAAACAAGCCGAAGCCGAAGCGATGTGTCTTGTTGGTTGATTGAGTTAGACTAAGTTGATCGGGTTATAACGGCCGACTTATATGCAACTAACTTAGTCAACTCTGTCAACTTAATCCAACTTAATCAACTACTTAACAACTATTATTCCCCCTTCAGGGGGTTAGGGGGTCCCATGAACACCATCTATCTCATCAACCAGTCCACATTTCAGAATTACGAAGACATCTCCGTAAATATCAAGGCCGAGCGCCTGAATATTTTTATCAAAAAAGCGCAGGACCTGGACCTGAAACCTTTTTTAGGCCACGCCCTTTATTATGATTTCATTCAAAACTTTAATTCCGACGGAACGATACAGGACACCGCACCGCAGCCTTACAAGGACCTGTTAAACGGCAGCGAATACCTGGACAAATACGGCCACATCGTTTTGTACGAGGGGCTGATCCCAATGCTGGTATATTTTACGTTCGCAAGGTTTATCGAAGCAGATGCCGTGCATTATACCGCTACCGGCCCCGTATTAAAACACCACGACAATGCCGATGCAGTGGCGCCAAAGGACATTGTAAAACTGGTGCAGCAGCAGCGTAGCGTAGCCAACGCCCATGCCAACGAG